GATTGTTCCCATTGGTTGGCACTAAGACCAACATCACCTTGACCCCAGCGTCAGGTGCAGAGTCAGCAACTAACCCGAAGTTTATTTTGACTGGTTGCTACCTTGAGTCGTTGCCAGTTATCAACGCATCCCTCGGCGAGTTGTCAACCTATGACCTCACGTTCATGGGTGGCGCGCTGACATTGGATACCACTAACCCGTAATCAACGGCTCCGAGCCGACATAGGAGAAACAATGAAAATCAAGTTGCAGTTAAAGCGCACGCCTGACAGCGCACCCGAGTATTACTACACAAACCTGTTTGTGGTTACGGAATGGGAACGTCTTGAGCGCCGCAACATTCAACAGCTCTCGGCAAACCCGTTGTATTCGGATTACGCATGCTGGATGCACACGATCTTAAAGATCAAAGGCGAACAAGTTGGTGACAACTGGCGCGAGTGGCTTAGCAAAAACCCTGACATCGACATTCTGCCGGTACTGGACGAGACAGACCCAAACCCTACGGACGCGGCACCTACCGCCGCCAACTAGCTGAAATTTTGGTTGCGGTCGGTTGGTGGCCTAGCAACATTGTGTTTGACACTCGAGATATAGCAACAGTCATTAAAGTGCTTAACGAGGCAAACAAAAAACGGAGATAACGTGGCAGGAGTATCGGCAAAAGTTGAGATAGTTGGGCTAAAGGATGCTTTAAAGACGCTCAACAAAATTGACAAATCTTTGCGCCGAGAAATTACCAAGGATTACAAGAAGATTGTTCAGCCTGTTATTGACGATGCAAACAAACTTGTGCCGTCTGGCGTTCCGCTGTCTGGTATGGCGCGCAACTGGCAAACCCGATCAGGATTTCAGATTTTGCCGTGGATACCTGGCATGAAACAAAAGATTGCTGCCAAAATCAATACTCGAGCAATCAAGGAATACGGCGGAAACAAAACCAATGTGGGCACGTTTGCCATTCAATGGAAAGGCGCAACTGGCACCATGTTTGACACATCTATGGCTGGTTCATTGGGCCGCGCACTAACTGCACGCTATGGCAGTAGTTCACGAGTAATGTGGAAAGCATACGAGCAAGATGGCAGCTGCAGCAGGTCCAGCTATTTCGGCTGCATCCGATCTTGGCGAAAACTTGTCTAAAGTAAATGTAATTTTCGGTGAAGGCGCAGCTGAAGTTGAAAAGTTTGCCGCGAGCGCAGCTAAAAGTTTGGGTCAGTCTAAAAACGCTGTACTTACCGCAGCAGGCACCTTTGGCACGTTTGGAAAAGCAGCAGGATTGAGCGGCAAAGAACTTGCTGGATTTAGCAACGATTTTACAGCGCTGGCATCAGACCTTGCATCGTTTAACAACACAACACCCGAACAGGCTGTTCAGGCTATTGGCGCAGCATTACGTGGCGAATCCGAACCCTTGCGACAGTACGGTGTTTTGCTTAACGACGCCGCGCTTAAAGCGGCAGCGCTCGAGTTAGGAATCTACGAGGGGTCAGGCGCGTTAACCGATCAGCAAAAAATACTTGCAGCGCAAAAAGTTATTTTTGAAAAAACAACCGACGCACAAGGCGACTTTGCCAGAACATCAGATGGTTTAGCAAACAGCCAGCGCACCCTGACAGCACAAATGGACAATTTGCAAGTGTCTATCGGTCAAGCGCTACTACCAGTAGTTGAGGCGATTTTGCCATTGGTACAACGGTTTGCGGCATGGGCTGCTAACAACCCAAAAACATTTTTAATTATTGCTGGCGCTATCGGAGCGGTCGCTGCCGCAATTGTTGCGACCAACATTGCCATGGCGCTCAACCCATTCAGCCTTATTGCCGCAGGCGTCGCATTGTTGATCGTGGGTCTTGTAACCGCGTACAACAAGTTTGAGTGGTTCCGTGACGGCATCAACTTAATTGTCAACACGGTCATTGGGTTCTTTGCCGGCATGGTCAACGCTGCAATCGGCGCAGTTAACGCAATTATTAGCGCATATAACTCAATTCCCTTGTTGCCTGATTTGCCAAAAGCACCAACTGTGCCCGTTCCACAACTTGGCAAAACATCAAATACGCCTGCACCTGGACGTATGAGCATCCCTCGAATGGCCGAAGGCGGCATCGTGTCGTCACCTACCTTGGCACTAATTGGTGAAGCAGGCCCAGAAGCCGTAGTGCCATTAGATCGCATGGCTACGGGCGGCGGCGTAACCATCAACGTAACTGGCGGTCTGGCCACAAGCGCTGAAATCGGTGAATCTGTTGTTAACGCGTTGCGCGCCTACTCACGGAGTGCAGGGCCGTTGGCTCTGAACATTGCCTAATGCCGGGCGTCGCCGTCGTTGATTCAGGCAATTATGACCTGCAAATAGAAACAGGCTTTATTGTTAACGCATTCACGCTTGACAACGTGACCTCAGGAGTTCTTGATAACACGTTCTTTGTGCTTGACGGCAACACCGAATACGCCGACGTTATGGCTGATTGCACCAATGTCAATGTCAGGCGCGGCCGTCGAGATGTAGGCGATCAGTTCAGCGCAGGCACAATGACATTTACCATCCGCGACGTGGACGGAATCTTTAACCCGTTTGACGACAACAGCCCGTACTACGACACACCGCAATCGAAGCCAGGTCTTGCACCTATGCGCAAAGTGCAGCTCATCCGCTACGACCAAACCGACACACCTGAATACCTGTTTTCGGGCTATGTCGTCAACTATGACTACAACTTTGCGCTGGGCGGTTTAGACACCGTGACGGTCTATTGCGCTGACCAGTTTTATTTGCTGGCACAGACTTATATGAACGAACTAAACGTCACGTCCGAGACATCTGGCGAGCGCATTGAAACTGTGCTCGATCTGCCAGAAGTTGATTTCCCTGCCCTACAACGGGACATTGCAACAGGCACGGTTAACCTTGGTCACGACAGCAACTACACCGTCCCTGCCGGCACAAACGTGTTGCAATACATAACGCAGATTAATGAGACTGCAGAGTTTGGGCGTGTGTTTATGTCAAGGGACGGCACGCTCACATTTCAAGAACGCATTGGAACGACCCTTAGCGCGTCGGTAGCAGACTTCCATGACGACGGCACCGAAATCAAATATGACGGTCTGGGCATTTCTTTTGAAGCAAACGAGGTAATCAACAGGTCTGTTGTTACAGGGCTAGACGGCAAGACTGCAACAGCGACCAACGCAGGCTCTATAGCGGAATACTTTATTCAGACCAGCAGCATCCTTAACAGCCTGCTTCACGAACAAACCGCCATAGACACCGCTGCCAGTTACCTGCTCAACCCCATACCAGAGCCACGATTTACATCAATAGAAACCAAGTTCCTCATGCTAACCGACGCACAAAAAGACACGCTGGCAACCGTAGAAATTGGCGACACGATCGCAATAGAAAAGACATTTGCGAGCGGTGCCGGCACGACCCAGTTGGCACAAGACCTAAGCGTTGAAGGCATTGAGCATTACCTGGACTATTCCACAGGCCACCGTGTGCTGTACTCGACTTCCCCGACCGTCATTGTTTATGAGCTGATCTTAGACAACCTCACATATGGCACACTTAACCAGTTCAATGTTTTAGGATAGAGGCACTATGGCTAACCCATTTCCATTCGTAGCAAACACCGTGCTTGAGGCCGCGCAACTTAACGGCATTGGCGAAACAACATCATTTACGCCGTCTTGGTCAAACGTGACAGTCGGTAACGGAACATTGAATTATGCAACATATGTTCGCGTGCAAAACTTGGTTTTTGTGCAGGTTCAGTTCACGCTTGGTTCAACAAGTGCAGTCACAGGAAATGCTTTTATAGCGGCACCTGTAACACCAGCCAATGGAGTGCAAGGCCCTTGCGGAGTTGCAACTTTTGGTGATGTAAGCGCAAGCGCTACTTACACAGGCATTACTTCCATGAACATAGGATTTTTGCAGGCAATTCCAGTTAATGTCGCAGGTACTTACGGTGTGTTTGCTCCTACTTCGGCGACGATACCTTTTACTTGGACTACGGGCGATGTAATTGCATTTGAAGCGTCCTACAGGGTGGCATGATGACAACACAAGAACAATACGCTGAACAATGCCGGGCAGAAAACCCTGAAATGATTGCAACCGAAAACGGCGTTGCGCGCAAACTTGCCAAAAAAGAATACGACGCAGCAGTCGAGGCTTGGGCTTTAATGCGCTGGTATCAAGACAACCCAGACCAACAGCCAGCACCAACACCGCTTATCTAATGCGATGGCGTTACCTCATCGGATACGCGCTACTAATAGCAGTCGTAATGTGGGGATGCTCTAGTTGTGGATACGACGGCTCATACCGTTACCCATGCCAAGACCCAGCCAACTGGCAGAAACCTGAATGCGAACCACCGATCTGCAACCCATCAGGAACGTGCACAAGGGATTTAATTTATGAGACCACGCCTTAAGCCCGAGGAGCTTCACGCTCGACTAATCGTTGTGGTGGGCATAGTTCTTGCCAGCGTGTTTGCGATAACCGTTATCGGCTTTGTGTACGCGCTTATGTTTGTGACCCAGCCGATAGACAAACAAGCACCCAATGACGCCGCGTTTATAGACCTGCTATCCACGCTGACTGTGTTCATGACTGGCACGTTGTCAGGTCTTGTTGCCTCAAATGGTCTAAAATCTAAACCGAAGGAGCCAACCAATGAAACCAAGTGACAAAGCCTTACTCGCCTCATACGGTCGCTCAATGCTCGCCGCCGTTGTTGCGCTTGCAGTAACAGGCAACACCGACCCATCCGCATTGTTAGCAGCTGCAATTGGCGCGGTCTGCCCAACAGCATTGCGTTACTTCAATCCTAAAGACATGAAGTTTGGTCGTGGCAGTAGCCAAGGCTAAGCCTGGCGTGCCAAACGCACGCGACTACATCGGCAACGCTGACGGTGCATCACCAGCGCCCCGTGCCGGCATGAATGAGTTTATTAAGCAAGTGACCGCGCACTCAAATGGCGCGTTTGTCAATCTCGGGAGTTGGGGTCAGCGCGACGTCAAGGGGAAACCAGGAACCCTAAGCGTTCACGCAACAGGTCGGGCGTGGGATGCTGGATTTACTACAACCGAAAAGAACCCAAACGCAACACGCAAAAACGCTAAAGCATTTATTGACAAAATGATTGCTAATGCAAATGAGTTAGGCATACAAATGGTGATTGATTATTTTCCAAAAGAATTCGGCGCGGCATGGCGTTGCGACCGACAGGCTTGGAAAAACTATGACAGTAA